AAAATTCATCATATGTTAATAAATTTTTGTAACCGTAGTTATATGATTCTGGAAGGAATTGAAACTTTCCATCTCGACCTGTTCCGTCATCGAGTCCAGTAAGACCGAGAATTTCTTCTGTCGCTTCAGGTATCAATGATATGCATTCACGCTTAGTAAGAAATGATCGCTTCCATATCGCATTACAATCGGACATATCGAGCTTGCGGAAATAGGGATCGACCATATATGAGTTATAAGCGCAGTTATCGATTCTAATTTCACCATTAATAGGATCAGTACGGTAATCCATCCATGGATGCAAGAAGTTCAATCCAGTAACTAATGCACCATGAAATGATTCGGATATTGTTTCATAGGCGCCAGCATTCTTATGAATCCACATCATGACTTTGGTAAATTGGTCTGCAGTCTCTGCATCTGCATTGAGCTCAGGAATTACGATAGTTGATTTGCGATTGCGACGTTGGTATCCAGAAATTACTTCAGTAACGCGTCGTATGCGGTTAAAATTGAATTGTCTACGACGATTCGCAGGGAGGTTACCATAAAGGTCAGTCCAGAGAGTTTGATCGCCTACCTCAAATCTTGTGTCAGTATCGGCTTCCCCCCAAAAGGATTGATTGATCGTTATTGCTTCTGCATAGAAAGATTCCATACGGGCAAGAATTGCCTGATCTTTCTGGTCATAATATTGCGGTCCAAGTATGGGAAAAAGCATAGACTCTCCTAGAAAATTTTCTTCAGTCTATGACTGATCTTTCTGGAATGCAATAATTATTCTAATTCATTTATTGCTTGTTCTAACGTTCTATAAATTCTATGCGTGTGCTTCAAATTACTTAAGCTAAAAATTTCCTTGCAATCACAAGTTCTCCAGTTCTTCGTATCCTTCTTAAACTCAATATGTTGAACATCTTCCCATGGAGAGAATTTAATTCCTTCTTCAAGATTCTTAATCCATTTGAGTGTTAATTTAAGAACTTCGTCCGACATTGGATGATTATCCCAATTCTCTAAAGTTCTTTTGAGATACGCTAAATCAATATTCATGATTTAAAGACGCCCTTTTTATTGCTCATGCGCTGTGCAATTTGTTCAGCAGTTTCAACAATACTTTCAGAACCTTTAACAATCTTATCAGGAGATGGCTTAAAGCATTTAGTTTTCATACATGTTAATGGATCTTTACATGAAGCTGAATGAGGCTTCAATGCACGAATATTCATTGCTCGTTCTTGTTTTCTAAAGCTTGCTCTAGTTCTTTTAATTGCTGCTTCTGTTGCGGGATCTTCTTGTACAGTCGGCGCAATAGGATTACGTATCGAAACAATAGGCTTAACCGATAAAGTATCAAACAATTTAAGAAACCATTTAAGCATTACTGTCTCCTTCAAATTTATACTTATTCTGATCTTGCCACTGTACATAAGGAGAATCCATATTCAATGGCTTAGAACTTTCTATTTGTCTCATCACTTCATCGCAAGAGACGGTTTCTATAATGATCTCAAACTGATGATCTTCTAAATGAGCACCTTGAGTGAATGCCATAATGATATCCCATGGATCTTTTTTATGAGAAAGATGATTCTTTACACAATCAATAAGAACGCGTCGTATAAACAGTTTGCGTAATCGCGCTTGTTGTTTCTTTTCATCTGGGGTTACAGCATTAAAGAACCTGAATTCTTGGTTATTATAACTAATATCGTAGTCTTTATATTCACATGAAAGAACATTCTCAAGAACAAGTCTCATTCCTTCAAGACCCATCTCTATTCCTTTAACATATAAAGATAGATTTTTTTCATTCTCTTGATTGTCGTTCATCAAATGCCTCTATAAGCTGTATAAACTTTTCATCAGTAGTATAAAAGAAATCTTTAAGAGCTTCATCATAAAAAGCACTGTAAATGAGTTGTCCCAATCTCAGTTCTGGATACTTATTCCATACCACAAGAAGACGATTGATAATCTCTTCATGGGGATTTGGGTTGCATTTCTTACATTTATTCATTTAAAATCTATCTCCCGGTATATCATCTCTAAAGAATCCAGTTTGTGGTTTCCCACCATAAACCGCTTCCTCATATCTCTTATCTAATTCTTGAGCCGTTGTTCCTGGATATGTTTTCGGCAATGCTGTACACAAATAACGTAATGCATCGGCTACATGTGAATTGTTATCATGAAATGGCTTATTGTTATATGCTTTGCGTGCTGGATCATATTCTTTTCTGTAATTTCTCAAAGCCATAATAAGAGGCTTACAATTATTTTGATTAATATAAATGCGGGGCAATGTTGTTCTTACCGATTCTATTCCATCTATGATCGACATTTTAGGAGCTACCGTAAATTTGAATCCTAATTGAGACGCTTTATCAAAACGTGATAAACCGCCAGAAGAATAATCACGAACTTGTATATCGTGAGGCGCGATGTGTTTTCCCCACGTATACTCTCTTGCTTGAAGAACATTAATATAATGCTCAAGGCCCACATCTGAATTCTGGTACATATCTATAATATTTACTTGTCGCCCAATTACTTGAAATAGAAGTATCGAAGTCATATCCGACATACCTAAATCCCATGCAGAATGTACTGGATAATTAGGTTCCCAATCAACAAATCCTATCTGATTATTTAACTCCATTTTATTAAGATATTTACTATAGTACGCACCGATAGCTCCAATAGAAAAACTGCAATAGTATTCTTGTTCGGCCATATCTGGTGAAATTTCTCCAGTTTCTATTTCGTGCCGTATTTGTTCTTCTGAAATGTGTTGTGTATCAGCAACCGTTTGAAAATATGAAAACCATTCATCAGGATTCTGTTGTGCTATTTCAAAAAGATTAAAGAAATGATTTTCTCCAAATGGAGTCGATATGAAAATAGCAAAGCCATTATTATTCAATAATACTGGTCTTAATGTAGGATAACATTGAGGATGTTGATATGCGTATTCTGAGAATATACAACCAACGGGATTTGTTCCTCGCAAACTGTCATAATTCTCCGATCCAACAAAAATGATCTGAGAAGAATTAACCAATGTTACTTTCATTTGTTGAATGTTCGTTGATTTAATGATCTCTGGAGGAATAAAATCAAGTATTCTCATTCCTTCAGAAGTTATACCATCAAAAAGAACACGGCGAGCTTGTACTGCATTTGGAAGAATATAGTAATAGGTACCTATGCGTTTCAATGCAGCACGAATCATAAGATTAAAACAGACTATATCTTTGCCGGGCTCTCCTCGGCAGTACGATGATAAGCTTTTTATACTTATCAAACGCTTGGCAAATGGGTAATTGATAGGATCTAGGTTTGAATTTATCAAGCCTTAGTTTTGTCTGAACTGATAGATTCATCAGAGAATTTCTCTACTTCAATAACATCGGGAATTTTTTGAGTACTTATATCTTCTTTCAAAGCAGCATGATATTTATTGATCTCATCCCATTCTGGATCATATTTATGCATATCTTTGTAGCATGCTTCTTTGTCGTAGCGTCGTTTTATGCTACCTATTTGGCGCCTAGAAGCAAGAACTAATTTTACTTGATTTACGCATTCTTCTAAGTCGGGGTATTCATTTCTCCAGCGATCCAAACTTCTTTTATTGATCTTAAATTCATTACAAAATTGTTTGAGATCGAGAGCTTCATCTCCATTTTCATCTTCTTTTCTTCTAACGGACCATTTGAAAAGAGTATAGATTAAACGCTTTCTCCATTCCTCTTTTCCTGGGTAAAAATAAAAGGATTCATGGCTGATTATATCGGCCCATGAGACTTTATTAGTCTCTAGTTCCCTGATATCTTCAGATGGGATTTTTTTTTTCTTTTTCATTACAACTCCCACAGGGACAAGGATATTCTCTTTTAGCTTGTGCAGGATGATCCAACCATAGTTTTCTATATATCTCAATAATCTCTGGAACTTTCTCATCCTGAAAAAGGGAAGGAGCGATATCAAATGCAGGATGTAAGACATCTATAATCAAAGAAATCGCCAATGCTATCCTACTTGCTTCTGCAAATTTCTCAGGATCATTAAGATCATCTTTAATATCAGTCAACAACTTACGGCCTTGTTCAACGTGAGTTATTCCTAAAGCAAGTATGTCATGAATAATTTTTCGTTCCATCATTATCTTTCTTAGGAATAACATGTTCAGATCTGCATGATCCCTCACAAGCTACATCGTGATTTGCATATCTTGGATGAATGGGATTTGCTGAAAGGTAACAGATTTCACATTCACAACATGCATTACAACGAGCATAGATCTTTCCTTGTTCTAACCACAAATGAACAGGATAATCACCACAAGGGCATCTGAGATCTTTGCCGTTTGCGGTTACTGTATAGGTTGTTGGTGAAGAAACAATGTTTATAGTTGTTACGGTGCAATCAATTGATTGTATAAGTGCTAAAAGGGGGAAGAGGAGTTTCATATATCATTCTTTTCATCATTCATTTCTTCAACAGTTTGTAACATTCTACTAAAGAATGCAGTGTCTTTATTCCTACCAGCGTGACAAATATAGGTAAAATCTACAATATCAAGAAAGACGCCAACGGATTGTCCCTCTGGGTTGACTACGAAATCAAGATATACATCTATATCCTCCACTAGAGCTCCTTGATAGAGAATTCTGTTCTTGGGTTTTTATCATATAATTTTTTAGCAATAATGGAAGTGATTTGTGAATCATCTTTCCATAAAAGTCCATTACATACATCGGCGATCAATTTAATACAATTATCAATATCTGGTTTTGTACTATGATAATTGCGTTTATTTTTGATAGGCATCTTAAAATAGAACATGATGGTCAATTCAAGAGGACCTTCTATTAAAGGATCATTTTCATCACGTTGAGAGTTTATACCAATGCACATCATGAGTTTAACGTTCTTTTGTCCATCGTAACGTATGGGGCCTTTTTGGCCTGGTCTTGACCATGGTATTGGTTGGCCATTAATTACGTAGATTTTACTACTCGATTTTTGTTCCATTTTCTCATCATCCTTTTAAATGCTTCTGGATCACTTTTACCAACAGCAAGATGATTTAATTCTTCTTCAAATGATTCATCGTACTGGGTGATTCCTCGCAAAGATTCTAGCTCACTTTGAATATTTGCCAACATCCTTCTTCCATAATCTGAACCACCATACATATTGACACCATTTTCTGATTGAGTGATAAGATTTTCTATTTTTGGTATCTCGTGTTCAAGAAATTTAATTCGTTCATCTCTGTTGAAATTTGGTGCCTCTTTTACAGGACTATGATTAGCGTTGAACGTACCATAGACTATCTTTTTCTGGAAGGCATCCATATTTCCCTTTTGAGGAAACCTTCGAAGTTTCCCTTCGTGGGATTGCGCTACTGCTATTAACCAATTCGCAAAAGAATTAGGCTTTACTTTCTGTCGTTGTAACTCATTAAGGGCGTACTTCACACTCTCGTCGCTACAACGGTCTAACCTATCCATTTCTTTATCTGACAACCCGTAGCGTGACGCAATGAGTTGTTTTACCGATTCGTTCATTACCAATCCTTTCTTCGTTACTCTCCCCCTAAGAACCCCCTCTACCTCCTTCGTAGTAACTACTCTAGAAAGGAGGTTATTGTATTGTTGTTTATTTAATAAATTATTCTTTATTCTTCTTGATGTCGGGTAAGTGTCAGAAACAGCGTTCAGTAGCAGAGAAAGTGACAATGCCCAACGGAGAGCTGGAAGC